AGTACTCAGCCTTGAGTGCTCTGGACTTAGCGGTTACGGTGACTTTCTCGATTGAGAATGCCATCTGGTTGAAGTCAGTTCCACTCTCGCCTAGGGCTTCAGAGTCGGTAACTGCCATACCCTGACCAGTGCTGTATGTTGCAGGAGCAGCATTAGGATCAAGAACACCAGGATTTGAACCACGCTGTAGGGTAGTACCGAAACCAACGGTGCCATTGCTGTCAGCACCACCAGTGTAGTCGCCCTGAGTTGCAGAGTTACCAGAGTTCTGTGCAGAGAATGCGGAATCTGCTTCGTTGAACAAAGCTTCGGCTCCACCCATGTTCTCGTAGCGAGAACGCATTGCGAAGATAAGTCCAGTAGGACCGTTCATTGGTTGTACGCCAGCAAGGTCATAAGCGACCAAGTTGGGCATGGAGCGACGGATGAGGCTGATTAGTACTGGATCGAAACCACCAGTGGGTGAACCACTGTCAGTACCACCAGAACCACGATAGAATGAACCACCACCTGTGGAGAATGAGTTGGTGGGGGTTGCTTCTTGAAGGTCATAACCCTCAGAGAAAGCACGCTCTTCGTTTAGAAAACGCTCTTGGTTCTCAAGTAGTTGGGCTGTTACAGCTCTACGATGGTTGTCCTTAATAGGATCACTTCCTTCGTAGTCTAGGAGAGGTGCCCACTTCTCCATTAATTGGGGATTGTTATACATTTTGGGAGTTTTACGTTTAAGGTTTTACAATAAATGATCTATGTTAACGATCACTTAATTCTGGAGAGAGTTTCTAAGTAGCGGGACATTGAACCAGAAAAATCTGGACCACTGCCTACACCCTCAGAAAGAGTTTCTGTAGTATCGGATACGACAGATTCTGACGGAAAATATGACTCTCTTAGAGTCGTTAACTTATCACGGTAAGATTCTTCACCCTCAAACTCAACACCTTCTGCTAGAGAAGCGAGTTTCTCCTTCTGTGTAAGAGCAAGACCTTCAGAAACTGATGCGAAGATTCCTTCAGCAGTAGTATCTCCAAGTCTGCGATTCAGTTGGATATTTCTCTCGATTTGCTCGTTGAGCTTGGTCTCCATGTCATCAAGTTTTTCTACCATATTCTCAACAACATCATATTTATCTTCAGGGATTGATACATAATGATCTTCAAAAAGACCCTTCATTCCTTCAAGGAATGATTCGGTCATCTCAGTCTTCAGACCATGTTCGATCTGAAGTGAATTTTCTTCGATCCATTCTTGAGAAACATACTCAAGGTAGGAATCGACTCTTTCAACTAGTTCGGACTTCATGCCCTCTAGTTGTTCTGCAAGAGCTGCTTGTGATTGCTCTTCGACTTGTGCTTTGACTTGCTCGACACGCATGTGTAGGGCAGCTTCAAACACAGTTTTTGCTTTTTCTTGGAACTCTTCGGAGAGTTCTTCACCAGCGAATAGAGCGGCAACATCTTCTTCGACGTTGACCTCTTCGATGGTATTCTCCACTGCTTCGACTTCTTCTTTTTTAGTTGCGCCTTTACCTTGAGGTGCAGGAGCTACATTAATAGAAGCAGCAGGGTCTTTTAGTTTGGCGGAATCGTCGTCGGGACGATAGTTCTCTGGGGTAGGACCACCGAGATCTTCGATTTGAGCTCCACCAGCAACCATTGGTGCTGGAGCAGCTGCGCCTTTGCTCACGACGTTATCCATTTCTTGTAAATTAGCGGACATTTAAACTCTCCGAAAGTAGATCTATATTGGTAAGTTGACTATACTTATTTATAAATTATAAACTTGATAGAAAATTTTGGAATAGATTAATTTTATTTTCTTCCAATTTTTTCTGATCAACCAAAGTATTAATTTGCTTGTAGGTTCTTTCTGCAAGTTTTTCGCGGAGAATTCCTCCATCCCAAACCCAATCTTTACCTTCCATAATACCGTCAACAAAAGCATCAGGTGCGGAAGGATCTGCTACAATATCAGCAGCAGTTGCTAAAGCAAAGTCATCATTAACCAAACTATATCCTTCTTTAGTAGGAGAAAGTGTTCCAATTCCGCGAGAAGAAACTCCAAGTTTAACACCGTCATTTAGAAGAGATTCGGCAATTTTACCCATTGGGGTAGAAAGAATTTTTGCCTTACCTATAAAATTATTTCCTTCTCTTTGAAGAGAAACAATCTTATGGGAAACTCGATCAAGATTGATAGAAGGGCCATCAGGGTGTCCCAATTCTCCAAGAGCTCTGCCTTTAGATACAAAGTTTTCGTTGTATCGTCCCACTTCTCTTTCTAGAAGAGAGCAGTCATACATTCTCTTGTTTCTATTGGGCATATTACCCTGAAGGAAAACTCCTTCAATATACAGATTCTTTTTACCGTTGCGTTGCTCAACGATAATTTCAACCTGTTCGATCTCTTCTCTAATAAGTTTCATTTGTTTATGCGGTGAATCCTACTTTGGTTCCTTTTACATCAGTAGATCCAGCTAGGATCAAATCCTTATGCTTTTTCTCGACATATTCTACAGTTCCAGTTGGCATAGTCATAGAACCAATACCTTGAAAATTTTCATCAAGAATGGTAATTAACTGATCACCTGCATTACTGTTGTAAAGGCGAACAACAGTTGCTGAACTGAAACTAGATGCTGCTCCAACACTAGTTGGGCAATTTGTTTGTGGTCCTAAGACAAGGGATCTTGCCATTATTCTTCTCCAGTTTCTGTTGTTGCATCAAATTCAACTTCTTCTTGATCTTTGCCAAACAATGATGCTGCGGCTAAAGGGCGGAGAGAATCAATTTTTTCTGCGGATTTACCGTAGAGAGCATCTTTAATTTCATCACTAATTTGTGCCGCACTGGCACCACTAGCAATTAAATCGACAATATTGTCCATGAATTATAAAATAAGAACTTAAATCTATTTATATCTCAGCAGCTCGACCATCGGCTTCGGATGCACTATCATCTGGATTTTCATCCATAGGAATCTCGCCCATTCCAGTAGAATCCTGTGGAATTGGATTTCCCATTTCATCTACAGGTGCATTTGGATCAGGTAAAATTCCACTAAGAATTTCTTTTTGAATCTGTTCATCAATTTCAATAATTTCTTCATCGGTTTGATGTAGAATTTTTCTGCGAAGATATTCAACAGAATAATATTTTCCAAGAAATGGTTCTGCTAATTGAGCAGAACTCATTCTACCTTCCAATAATTCTTTTTCTTTAAGTTCGGCAAAATGATTATCGTAGATATAATCAAATTGAATATGCTCTTCAAGTGATACCCAGTCTTTGGGTGTACAGATATTCTTTAAAAGACACTGAGTCTTCAGCATATCAATAAACATATTACTGAAACGCTTTCTTAAACGGCCAACAAACTTAGAGAATTTGAGTTCATCTCTCAAAATTTCACTGGATCGACCAAGATTAAATCCACCCTCAGCACCAATTCTGGATTCAGGTACACTTAATGATCTGTATAGTTTCTTTTGGAAATAAGCAACATCACTGAGTTCTCCAAGATTTTGACCACCAGGAAGTGTGGTAATTTCTGTACCACGACCACCCTCTCTACGAGGCAACCAGAAATCTTCAAGCATACTCATATGCTTACGATCATCACGAACTTCTCCAGTCGATGCATCGTAAACCAACTTATTACGATAGCGGTTCATTACATCTTTTAGATATTGTTCCGCTTTTATTTTAGGAAGATTACCAACATCAATGTAGAAAATTCTACGCTCTGGAGCTCTAGATAATCTATAGATGACCAGAGAATCTTCAATCATTCTGAGTTGATTGAGTGACTTGATTGCTTTGTGTAGATATGAAAGAACTATACCCTTGTTTCTATCTACAAGACCAGACGTGCAATATGTGATTGAATCTTTAGAAAATTTAATTCCCTTTGTTCCAGAATATCTATCACCCATTCCACCAGCATAGGTTGGTCTTGGCATATACATGAAGTATTCTTCAATTTCAGGAAACTGAACTACTTCCTTTTGTTGAGCTCCATTTGGTTGTCTGAAAATAGCATTGCCATTATTAATATCTTGCTTAGATTTTTTTTCTTCACGAACATACCTCATTTTAAGAGGGTCAATATATCTTAGTTCTTGAATACCTTCTTCAGGTTTTTTAATATCAATTACTTTATGGTAATAAAGTCTACCGTCAACATACCAATTTCTAAAAATTTCATGTGATTTAGCATCAAAGTTCATCAAGTCTTTGATTACTTTAAATTCTTCTCTAATTCTTTTCTTAATACCGTCACTAGCTGGAAGATTTTCAAGATTGATAGTAACAGGAGTGTCATTGAGATCACTGACAATAGCTTCACTTACAACATCTTCAATCGCCGTATCTGCTTCTGGATGAAGCGCCATTTCACGATATCTTTTTACCAATTCAAACTCTGATTTATATACACCTTCTAAATCTAAATATTGACCATAAAAGTTACTAGCAATATAATGATCAACCCCATCCT